CTCACTTTGCAAAGCTAGATCAGAACAACGTGGTGCTTGAAGTCCATGTCGTTCACAACAACGAACTGCTTGACCAAAACGGTGTTGAGCAGGAATGGAAAGGCGTTTGGTTTCTCCAGAACTGGTCAGGCGGTTATCCGCACTGGAAACAGACCAGCTACAACGGCAACTTTAGGAAAAACTACGCAGGCATTGGCTACACCTACGACCCCGTTCGTGACGCGTTTATCCCGCCAAAACCAACACCGGACGCTGTACTTGATGAAGAGACTTGTCAGTGGATAGTGCCTGCGGCAGATTCCATCGGTGCGGATTCTGTAGGGGCTGACTCCCTGTGAAATATTCGATTGTCATCCCGACATATAACCATTGCAGTGATCTGTTAAAGCCGTGCATTGAGTCGATATTCAAATATACCGACATGGGTGAGGTTGAGTTGGTCATTTCGGCAAATGGCTGCAAGGATGAAACGTCGGATTACCTCAAATCACTCAAGAAAACCTTTGCCAGCATTGGGTTTGAAAAGCATCTTAAAGTCATTTGGCACGATCAGCCTTTAGGCTATTCTGGGGCCACAAACGCAGGCATACGCTTTGCCACAGCAGATAAGATCGTCCTGCTAAACAACGATACCGTCTTGTTGCCGCAAACCAAGAGCCAGTGGCTGCAGATGCTTGATAGCGCCTTCAAAAATGAAAGGTGCGGCATCTCATGCGTGATTAAAGGGCCATCAGAGCCTGCAGGCCGAGACTTTGCAGTGTTCTTTTGCGTTATGGTTCACCGCAAGGTTTTCGATGCTATTGGCCTTCTGAACACCGAGTACGGCGTTGGCGGTGGCGAAGACACAGAATTTTGCTTTGAGGCAGAAAAGGCTGGCTTTGAGGTCTGCGAATGCTCTCCCAAGGCATGGCAGGACAACATCTTCATTGGCGGCTTTCCGATTTACCACGCTGGCGAAGGCACAGTCTTAGACACGAGTCTAGTACCCAATTACCACGACATTTTCCTGCGCAACTCACTTAAGCTTGCCAAGAAATACAACCCTGACTGGTATCGCTGGCGGCTATCCAATTATTGGGAGCGTGCAGTATTCCTTAAAGGCGACCCGGTATTCCCTCGAGAAACCACGCGTTACCAATGGGCGGCTAAGCATGTCCGCGGCAATAAGATCCTTGAGATCGGATGCTCAAGTGGTTACGGCCTCCAGTTCATGCCTGACGGCGTGGAATACACAGGTCTTGATTACGACCCCATCATTGTTGAAGTGGCTAAAGAGCAAAAGTGGGCTGACAGGGCAAACTTTATCAACGCCGACATCAATAAGATCGACCTTGAGCAATACGATACGATCATTGCCTTTGAGGTCATTGAGCATATTGATAACGGCTTAGAGGTCCTGCAAAAGCTTAAAAAGCACTGCAAGAACTTGCTCTTTACCGTACCCATGAATGAGCCGCCAGGCTTTTGGGGACCGCATCACAAACTGCATGGCTTAAACGAATCGCACTTTCCTGGCTTTGAGTTCAATTACATTGATGAAGAAGGCAACATTTCTGATTGGCCAAAACCGATTGATCAGCACAACCGCCTAAACCTTCTCATCGGGCGCTGGCATGCCTAGCGTTCTTTGCTCAGTCTCAACCCGTGGCCGCACGCACACAACGCTGCCTATGGCGTTGCAGGCCATCATCAATCAGACCCGCAGGCCCGATAAGCTTGTGATCTTTGATGACAACGATGACCAGCAAGATCTGCGTGGCGATCCGCTTTATAAGCAGCTCTTTTACATGATGCAGGCCAAAGAGATCGCTTGGGAGTGGCTCTATGCCGGCAAGAAGGGCCAACATCACAACCATCAAATGGCTAATTGGATGGGATATGAATGGGTGTGGCGCGTGGATGATGATGCACTGCCAGAGCCTAATGTCCTGCAGAACCTCTTAAAGCACGTTGGCCCTCACATCGGCGGTGTTGGTGGTTCAGTCCTTACACCACCTCAAACCTTTGACGGTGCTGCTACGGGCAAGATTGAGCACATCTACACTGAGCCAAACCTGCAGTGGGGGCTTATCAAGAAGACACAGGAAGTCGAGCACTTGCACTGCACCTTTTTATATCGTGCAGGTGTTTACGACTACAACCTTGCCCTCTCACGGGTAGCGCATCGAGAAGAGACGCTATTTACTTACGGCCTACACAAAAAGGGCTACAAGTTACTGGTTGTGCCTCATGCTGTCACTTGGCACTTAAAGGCACCATCGGGCGGTATTCGGATGGAAAACAGGCAAGAACTGTTTGCTCATGACGAGCAGATCTTTCGCAATACCATGGCCTTCAGAGATCAGACCATCGTGGTACTTAATAGCGGCATGGGCGATCACATCGTCTTTTCGCATGTCCTGCCACACATTAAAAACCCAATCGTCTTTGGTTGCTATCCTGAGATAGTGCCGTCAAAATCCATCGCTGAAGCTCAAAGTCTTTTTGGCGACATTGAGATGTTTAACATTTACGGCAAGATGCACCGCTGGCAGTGGAAGTCAAGCCTTGAAGACGCCTATCGGAAAATGTACTTATGATTCTGATCGCGCCATTTGCCAAGCAATTACGCAACGGCAAAGAGAATCCCAAGAACTATCCCTACTGGGAAGCGTTAATTCGCCTGATTGACGAGCCAATTATCCAAGTTGGGGTCGAAGGCGAGAGACAACTGGTAGCAGACTTTCGCAAGAATCTCCCTCTCACTGAAGTGCGCAAACTCATCCAGCAGTGCAAGACTTGGATTTCTTGCGATTCATTTCTTCAACACCTGGGATGGGATGAGGGAAAGCCAGGGGTTGTCTTGTGGTCTGTATCCGACCCACTGATTTTCGGGCATCCTGAGAACATCAATCTTCTGAAAGACCGCTCCTTACTGGCTCCTAATCAGTTTTTATGGTGGGAGCATACTGAACACGACCCAAGCAAATTTGTGCCTCCTCAAGACGTACTGAAGGCCTTAAAATCGCTTCTATCCACTCAAGAACTGGTATTAGGGTGACATCATGGCCGCACCGAATTACACACCAATCCAGCTTTATCGGACCAATACAGCCTCAACCACAGCACCCGCTGCTGGCAACTTAAACGCAGGTGAGCTTGCCATCAATTACCACGACAGTGGGATGGCGCTCTATGCAAAGAACTCATCAGGGACCGTCAAAAAGCTCATCAACAACCCTGCGGGCCTAACTTATCCGGCTGCTGACGGCTCGGCATATCAAGCCGTTCAAACGGATGGCTCTGGAACCCTATCATTTGCGCCATCTGCATCATCGGTTCTAACGGCTCAAGGCGACTTGCTTTACGCCTCTGGGGCTAACACCTTAGCCAGGCTTGCCAAGAGCACTACGGCCACACGTTACCTCTCTAATACGGGTACCAATAACAATCCAGCCTGGGCGCAAATTGATTTAACGAACGGCGTCACAGGCACCTTACCCATCGGTAGCGGAGGCACAGGTGTTAGTGCCGCTGCAAGTGACGGCCAGCTACTAATCGGTAATGGCTCAGGCTTTACCCTAGCCAATATCACGGTTAGCCCACCGCTAAGCATTTCCAATACGGCAGGAGGCATTGCACTTACTGCCTCAGGTCTTGGCACTGGCGACGTAATCGGGCCAACAAGCGCTACTGATAACGCAGTCGTAAGATTTGATTTGACCACCGGGAAAATCATTCAGAATTCCACGGCAACGCTCAGTGATGCAGGCGTTTTAGCACTTGCAGGCACCGCAAATACATTAACCATCGGCGGCTCTGCCACCGGCAACCCTACGGCCATATCGGCTACTGGCTCTGATACAAACATTGAAGTAAAGATCACAGGCAAGGGTGCTCTTGGTGGCGTATCCCTTGGAACGGCTGACGGAACAGCCCTTTTTGCCTATACGTTCGGTACGGCGGTTAATTACTTTCAGGCTGTAGGATCATCAACAGGCTCAAGCCCGTTGTTTTATGCCGCAGGGTCAGATACCAACGTATCCATGACTTTCGGCACTCAAGGAACAGGCATTTTTGATTTCTTTACCAACTCTACTGACAGACAGCTTCGCGTAGCGCATACAGCAAATGCTTATAACTACGTCGAGATCACTGGAGGCAACTCATCTGACGCACGAGCCAAGATCAGTGCTCAAGGTTCGGATACCAATGTAAATATCCAATACTCATCAAAGAACAGCGGATTTCATAATTTTTTAACTGGTGGTGGCGAGCAGTTTCGGATTGCCAATCTTGCTTCAGCAGTCAATTATTTGCAGGCTAGAGGCAACGTAACTGGTAGTGGTCCTCAATTAATGGTCGGCGGTTCAGACACAGATATTGATCTTTTGCTCACGCCAAAAAATGCGGGCAAGGTATCTTTTGGAACTTACACAGGGTCTGTCTTATCGATTGCGGGTTACATAGAGATTAAAGACTCTAGCGGCAACCTTCGCAAGCTTGCTGTTGTAGCGTAAAGGAATTGATGATGGCATTCACATGGAAGATTGAGGCCCTTAAGGTGGCACAAAGCCCTGGCCCAAATACGGTCACATTAAGTAACTTTACAGTTCATGGCAAAGAAGGTGACCTTACAGCATCCGTAAATTATTCGGTTGTTTTGAAACCTGCCGACTTAAATAATTTCTTGCCATACGATCAATTAACGCATGATCAGGCTATTGCCTGGACCAAAGAGGCTCTTGAGCCAGAAAGGGTTGTTGCTATTGAGCAAGAAGTGCAAGCTCAAATAGACGGGCAAAAAGTTCCAGTTGCCGTTAAGGCGACCCTTCCTTGGAGTTGAGCGTTGAACAATCAAGTTGTCAATCTTGAATTGACCCTTAATGAAGTCAATAGCATTTTGAATGCTTTGGGTGCTATGCCTTACGTTCAGGTAGTCGTATTGATTGACAAGCTGAAGGCTCAGGTTGTGCCACAAGTTTCGCAGCAAGAAACGCGAGGCTGACATAATGCTTACCCTGATTTGTAGCGCAATGTATCAACGACAGGCCGCCTAATGAACTATGGACTCGATTGAGACGAGACATGCCGTGCTAGAAGCCAGAATGAGCGCCCATGAGAAGGAGTGCGCTAACCGTTATCAAGCGATAACTGATCAGCTTAACAACGGCGATAAGCGCATGACTAAGATTGAGTATTGGATCATTGCGGTGTTTGCTGCAGTGCTGCTCGGCCCTGGCGCTGCGGCTGAGTTTGTTAAAAAGCTATTGGGTATCTGATGGACGACAAAACTCACGAACTAGCGGTGCTTAAAGCCCAGGCCAGAATTAGGCTTGATGAGCTTAAAGCACAAGACTCGGCCAAAGAAGTAGCAGGTAAAGCCATCGGTGAAGACGGCTTACTGTATATCTTCCTAATCGTACTCGTGGGTGTTGGTGCATCTCTTTTCCTTGAAGGCGAAAAGATCGCCGCTGTAATGGGCTTGCTTGGCGCTTCACTTACTGCACTTATTCAGATGCTTAACGGCATTGCGGGAACCGCAGCCAAGCAAGAGAAGCCTGAGTTTGAAGTTATTAAAGACCTTATCCATCGTCTTGACAAACTGGACCGTGCCGAGCAACCCATGCAGGTTGACGTTGAAGGCAGCAAAGTAACGGTCAAAAAAGGTCAGGACATCGTAACGGCCAAGGGATAATTATGTTTGATCTGCTAAGCGGCGGTCTTCTTGGTTCCATCTTCGGCGGTATCTTCCGCCTCGCCCCGGAAGTCCTGAAGTTCTTGGACAAGAAGAACGAGCGCCAGCATGAGTTGAGTATGTTCCAGCTTCAAACCGACCTCGAAAAAATGAGGGGCGAGTTCAAGATGGAGGAGAAGTATGTGGACTACTCGATCTCGCAAATGGACACGATTAAGGAGGCTTTTAAGGAGCAAGCCCAAACGGCAAAAGAGGCTGGCTGGCTGGCTTCTTTTATCACTGCTATTACCCGCCCCGGTCTTACTTGGATTGCATTTGGCGTATATGTGGCTGTCAAGGCTGCTGGCTTGACGATAGCCTTCCAGACCAATGCCAACTGGGCTGAGGTTCTCACCAAATCCTACGACGAGGATGACTTTGCCATGCTGAACATGATGATCAGTTTTTGGTTTGTCGGGAGAAGCATAGAGAAGTACCAAAAAGGTGGGTAATGGAAGCCTTGATCGATTCCCTCGCAAGGGTTTGGTTCTTGGGGGTTGCGCTTGTTGGCGTAGCCGTCTATGCCGTGACCATTAAGACGCGGCTTGATTACCTGGAAAAGGATCACGATAGGCAGATCCATGCGCTGTGGGAACACGTTAACCGATTGATTGCTGAGAAATCTAGTGAATGAGGCAAAGAAGCTTTGCAAAGATGTACTGATCAAGCCCTTTGAAGGGCTGGCAAAGCGTCTGCCTGATGGACGAGTTCAAGCCTATCCCGATCCCGGTACCAGAGGACATCCTTGGACGATTGGCTGGGGTGCTACAGGCCCAGACATCAATCCTGGAACTATCTGGACGCTTGAGCAGTGCGAGGACGCTTTAGACCATCACGTTGAGTATTTTGTACGCGGACTGCTTAAGATGTCACCAGGCCTCTCTAAAGCGCTCCCAAGGCGCATGGCAGCGGTTACAAGCTGGGCCTATAACTGTGGCCTTGGCAATTACAGGGTCAGCACCTTCAAGAAGCGTATTGACGCTAATAACTGGGATGGTGCCGCGGATGAATGCCTGAAGTGGAATAAAGCCGCTGGCAGGGTTTTGCCAGGACTAACCCGTAGGAGGGCGGCTGAGGCCGCGTTAATGCGATGAGTTCAGCAACCAAGTCAGATCCGGCCAAATGGAAGCGCATCGTTGCTTCTGTTAAAGCATCCGGCAAAGGGGGTAATCCAGGCCAGTGGAGCGCCCGTAAGGCCCAATTAGCCACCCAGAAGTACAAAGCCTCGGGCGGGGGTTACAAAGGGCCTAAAAAAGCGGATAATTCGCTCTCAAAGTGGACCAAAGAGGACTGGGGAACACGAAGTGGTAAACCCAGCACTCAAGGACCCAAGGCAACCGGCGAGCGTTACTTGCCCAAGGCAGCACGAGAGAAGCTCACACCTTCTGAATACGCGGCAACAACTCGAGCCAAGCGTGAAGGAATGCGGCAAGGCAAGCAGTTCGTGCCCCAGCCCGAATCGATTAAGAAGAAGGTGTGGTAATGACAGTCGCCTATGCAATGACTTACGACAGTCTGGTGCTTGACATCCAGCAATATCTGGAGCGCACAGACGACGCTACCATCGATCGCATCCCCACATTTATTGGGCTGGCTGAGCAAGTCATTGCAAGCCAAATTAAGTTCCTTGGGAACCTGACCGTACAGTCCAACACATTGACGGCTGCTAATCCAATTATCGACAAGCCAGCACGTTGGCATAAAACCGTGTCTATGAACATCACGGTTGCAGGCAAGCGCTACCCCATCTTGCTGCGCAAGTACGAGTACCTGCGTGAATACTGGCCCGATCCTACTCAGACGGGTGTTCCAAAGTTTTATTGTGATTACGACTACACGCACTGGTTCATAGCCCCAACACCAACGCTTGCCTACAACTTTGAGGTCTTGTACTACGAGCGTGTCCAGCCGCTGAGTTCAGCCAATCAAACGAACTGGTTTACGGTATACGCACCCCAAGCACTCTTATATGGCTCGCTCTTGCAAGCAATGCCCTTCCTTAAAAACGACGAGCGCACTCCGTTATGGCAGGCTCAGTACGACGCCATCATTCAAACCCTCATGGCTGAAGACAAGCTGCGTATCGCAGATCGTCAGGCCATTGCCGCGGATAGTTAATCATGAGCTATGTAAGCCCCTTCACAGGCGACGTTGTACAGCCGACGGACGTTTCCTACGAGCAAATATCGCTGACAGGCAACTTACAGCTTGTTTGGCCTATTAATGGCAACCTGAGCACCGAAACACCGGCAGCACGCATCATGGACGTTACGTCCTCGGGTGCGTATGAACTTCGTATGCCACCTGCTAATCAGGTTTCGGTAGGCCAAGACGCTCTTATCCGTAACACGGGTGCCAATACCATCACGGTAAAGACTTATGATGGCAATAGCACGATCATTACGGTTGCTTCAGGCGTTGCCAAATACATCTACCTGACTGACAACAGCAACGTCTATGGCACTTGGGCGAATGTGCAGTTTGGCGCTGGCACCTCGTCAGCAGATGCTGCCACCCTGGCTGGTGCTGGACTTCTAGCAGTAGGCGCTACGCTCAATCAAAGCCATCCTGTTGCCTCAGTGGTTGCCAATCAGACCTTTGTTGATGGCGATCGTGCAAAGACTTATGTGTGGACAGGCGGTACCGCTACAACCACATTGCCGCTTGCAACAACAGTGGGCAATAACTGGTTCTTCCTGGTTAAAAACAGCGGCTCAGGCACCCTAACGGTTAGTGGTAATTCAGGCGAACTGATTGATGGCGCCTCAACAAAAGACTTCAATCCCAATGAGTCGGCCTTTATTGTCTGCACAGGCACGACCTTTGTGACGGTTGGCTTTGGTGTCAGTACGCAGTTTGAATTCTCAGCACTTACCAAAACTGTCACAACAGGCACTTACACGCTGACTGCCAATGAAGCTTCCAATACGATCCAGATCTACAACGGCACCTTGACGGGTAATGTGACAATCATTGTCCCGCCGATTGTTAATCTGTATGTGATTAGTAACCAGTGCTCTGCAGGCATCTTTACCTTAACGGTGTCTACAGGTATATCCGGAGGGGCTACAGCAACCGTTCCAGCCTCAGGACAGGCAACCCTAATCTGTGATGGTACGAACCTCTTAAACGCCAATACAGCGATTGCTGGCGGTACGGCTATCAGTTTGGTCAATGGTACGGCTGCAAGTCCCTCACTGAACTTTGCAAGCGAAACAAATACAGGTATTTATCGGCCTGGCTCAAGTCGATTTGGCATTTCAGTGGGTGGCAGTCTTATTGCTGAGGTCAACACCACAGGGCTTGCAGTCACTGGCACGGGCAACTTTACAGGTGGCATTTCTGGGGGCACGTTTTGACAAAAAAGGTCTTTGCCCTTGATACCCGCCCCGGCATTCAGCGGGATGGGACGCTCTTTGATAAAGAGTATTACACCGATGGACGCTGGGTGCGATTCCAGAAGTTTGGTGGCGAACTGGCTCGGCCAAGAAAGATGGGCGGCTATCGAGAAATTGTCAACAACCTTGCAGGCCCCTCTCGAGGGGTTTTTGTTGTTGTACGAAGCCTTTATAACAACGTCTACAGCGGCTATTCAGACGGCTTACAGGTCGTACCCATTAACAACAATGGTGTCGGCGCTGGCGTTACGGACTTTAGCTTTGCAGGACCTGTCACAACGGTAAGTATTACCACGGCAGGTAGCGGTTATACCAACGGCTCATACACCAATGTGCCTTTGGCTTACAGCACTTCAGGAACTGGCAGTGGCGCAAGGGCTAGCGTGACAGTTTCAGGTGGCGCAGTAACTGCCGTTACCCTGACAGGTGGCGGTGTACGTTATGTGCCTGGTGAGTTCTTAACGATTGCCAACACTTACCTCGGTGGTGCTGGCTCTGGTGTCTTGTTACAGATCTCAGCGATTGATTCGCCGTTTACCGCCTCAGATAACAACTCATGGCAGTTTGATACGTTTACTGATTCGGTTGATCAAAACACGAATCTGTTGCTTGCACACCCTTCGCAAGACCTGCAAGACATCGATAATGAAACCAACACACGCTTGTTGTGTGGGCCATTGTCAGGCTCAGTCTTATGGGCTGCCGGCTTATTCGCGGTGGATAGCTGTGTGCTTAACAGCACAACAACAGTCACTTTGGCCGCTATCAGCACCAAGATTGCTGCAGGTCAAGTCGTTAAAGGTCCTGGTATTCCTGCTGGCACAACCGTTGTATCTGTCGTCTCAACGACAGTAACCCTCAGCCAGGCGGCAACGATCTCAGCCACAACAACACTGACCTTTGACAATGAAGTCTCTATTTCAGGCGGGGTCGTTGCATTACATCCTTATGTGTTTGTTTACGGCAATGACGGCCTGATCTGGAACTGTTCAGCAGGTGATATTGATGATTGGGTATCGGCTGACGCCAATCGGGTCAATGCAGCCACAGGAAAGATCCTACAAGGCCTTCCAGTGCGTGGTGGCTCTAATTCACCGTCAGGATTATTCTGGTCCCTTGATAGCCTTATTAGGGTGTCTTACGCACCTCAGTCTTTAGGTGTGGCAGGAACGGCAAACTTTGCCGCTCCGACCTTTTGGCGCTACGACATCATTACATCGCAGTCGTCTTTCTTATCATCATCGGCAGTCATTGAGTATGACGGCATTTACTTTTGGACGGGCGTTGATCGCTTCTTGCTTTACAACGGCGTAACCAAAGAGATTCCTAATTCTTTTAATCAGAATTATTTCTTTGACAACTTAAATTACAGCCAGCGCCAGAAGATTTGGGCCACGAAGGTCCCACGATATGGCGAGATTTGGTGGTTCTACCCTCGAGGTGATGCTACCGAGTGTACGGATGCTGTGATTTATAACGTCAGAGATAACACCTGGTATGACACCGGAGAAGCCTTGGGAGCACAACGCTCTGCAGGCTACTTCTCGCAGGTCTTTCGCTTTCCCGTGCAAGCAGGCTATGACATTAATACCGCTGACAGCATCAATGCCGTCACGATTACTAATGCTGGCTCGTCTTATACCGATGCCACCTACAGCTATAAAACGCTGACCGGAGGGACCGGCACAGGAGCTACGGCCACCATGGTTGTTATTGGTGGCAAGGTTGTTTCAGTAACGATCAATAATCGTGGCTCAGGCTATACCGTAGGCGATGTATTGACAGCTACGCTTGCAGGAGGCTCAGGCTTTCAAATCACCGTTCAAACCCTGATGCAGCAAGTTTCGCTTTGGCAGCATGAGTACGGCAAGGATGTCATTCAAGGCACCTCGGTACTAGCCATTGAAAGCTACTTCATCACATCAGATCTCAGTGTTATTGCGGGTGGTCCTGCCACTTACTCACCAGTGGGTGAGAACAAGTGGACACGCATTGAGCGTGTTGAGCCTAACTTTATCCAAACTGGCGACTTAGAGCTTTATGTTGTCGGCAGGCCCTACCCTGATCAACCGGATAAAATCACAGGTCCGTATACGTTTGCGCCAGGAACAAGCAAGATTGACATGAAAGAGCAGCGCCGATTGCTGCGCTTAAAGTTTGTCAGTAATGTGGCAGGTGGCGACTATCAAACGGGCAAGATCATCGTGGATGCGGACACAGGCGATGTAAGGGGCTATACCGTATGAGCGTAGCACTGATCTATGATCCGCGGTTTCACACCTTTGAGTCATGGGCATGTCTCATGTGCGAGTTGTATGCCTCTAATCAACTGCAAGTGCCCATCCTTGATATGGATTGGAAGTCATGGGCTGCCGGCTTAAAGGCTATTGATGTGTTTGCCAACGAAGCCATTCCTGAGCCTTATGCTTTTGAAGACTGGCAGGACTGGGCATCTGCTGTGGTTGGCGCTGTAAACCCGAGGACAAATTGAAATGGCGCTGCCAACTTATCAAAGTCTAGCCTCTGAGGAAGAACTTGATGATCAAGCACTTGGATCGGGTGCTCTTCCTGGTGGCTCGGCTAGTGTTAGCCCATTAAGTCAAGCTTCAATATCTGGATCATCACAAACAGCAGGAGCACTACCGGCTAGTGGAGCCTTAAATAACATCACATCAAGTGTTGGCGCATTGCAAAAAAGCGGTTTTGATGCGTTTGGTAATCCAAGAGGCGATACCTGGACGGAAGGCCGTTATAACCCTGATGATCCTGCTTCATCAAGCTACATAGCAGACCCTAATGCTGGTCAGTATGTGTTTGATCCTGTTACTGGCAAACACACTCTTGTGGCTGATACCGCCCCTAACTTAAAAACATTCGTCACTGAAAACATCGGCAATCCGCAGGCGATTGCTTTATATGCTAAGCAATACGGCGCATCAGATCGGGACCTTTCGGTTGCCATGGGCATCCCAGTCAGTCAGGTGCATGATTATTTCAGGCAGGCTGGTATGCCACTTGGCACGATGCTTACCGGCACCTTACAGCGTGATATAGGCACTGAGCCAAGCATTAGGCAGTTGGATAAGGGTGAAGATGTCGTTGCAGAACGCGCCATCGGGATGCAAGGCAATCAGGTTTTAGTGCAGCAATATGACGCATATGGCCAGCCTACAGGAACACGCCTAGCAACGCCAAACGCCCCTGATTATGCCGGTTGGATTCAAGCACTTGGCCTTGTACTGCCTGGTGCATTACCTGGTGTTGGCCAGGCTGTAGGAAGTGCCTTAGGTGCCACTGGCGCAGCCGCAAGCGCGTTAGGGTCAGGTGCTATTAATTTTGCTTTGCAGATTGCCGGCGGTGCAAATCCTGTTGATGCATTAAAGAGTGCGGTCATCAGCGCAGGCACAGGAGCTATAGCCAATCAAGTAGGCTCCATGTTGCCCACTGAGGTTGCAAGCGTTGGCAAAAATGCCATCACACAACTAATCACGACTGGAAAAATTGACCCGACCGCCTTAGCAACAAGTGTCGGTACAAACTTTGCCGCTGACGCTTTGGCATCAGAAACAGGCATGGATAAAGCAACGGCAGGCAGAATAATCACTGCTGGTATGCAGGCCATGCAGGGCAATGAAATTGGTGCTTTAACATCGTTATTCCGAGCCGGAACAGCATACGATCAGAGTCGTTTAACTCCAACTGGTGGCCTTGCTGATTATGGCGATCTAAATACACAAGGTCAGCAGTTAGGGGCTAATCAAATAGCCCTTGCAGCCAAAGCTTTCATTGACTCCAAAAATGCAGGCGCATCTGATGATGATGCCTTTTTTGCCGCTACAGAAATTGACCCCCGAATTGCATTGCAAGGCGTTGGCGGCAGTAATTTAGATCCGTATCTTTATCGTGAAAAGTCTGGCGAGTTTTTACAAACTCAGGCTACTGCCGATCCTAATTTTGTGTCATCAATGAACCAATTGTTCACAAATAAGGAGCCGGCCACTCTTACTGATGCGATTCAATTATTTAGAAACACTGGATACTCAATAGAGCAAGTCCACGATTGGATGGTGACAAACGGCATTTTTGACTCGCAAAAAGCAACAGATATTTTGACTGGCATGTTTGGGTCGCCATCAGACGAAGTCATAACAAATAATCAGGGCCTTGTAAGCGGCGCAGGCACTGACATCACAGCTACAACACCAGCCGCACAAGACACTCTCAAAACTCTTGGCGGCATTTTGGGCTTAGGATCGGAAGATCCTGATGCGGTATATCGTACTTTGTTTGGCGGGTCATTAGGAACTCAAGGAGATGTAGCCGTTCTTGGACTTGATCAGCTTAGTAATTTGCGTGATCAGATCGAAATCATTCTTGATGATCCTGAGTTGCCTGACGATGCTCGAGAAGAAATTAGCAAGATGCTTGCAAGCGTTGCAAGTCAAGAAGATGCCGCACGCACTGCAGCCTCGACTTCGGTACAAGAAGACATAACGGCTGCAGCGCAATTGGCGGCGGCACAAGCAGCGAGTGCTGCCTCAGATAGTTCGGCATCTACGCCAGGCGGTGCAGAGGCGGGAGTGCCTGTTATAAGCGGCGATTTAGAGAAGGGCGTCAAAACCGGGGATGAAGGCGTCTCGGGCGTTTCTGGCGTTACGACTGATGAAGGCTTTTCAGGATTTTCTGGCAAGTCAGGGGTTTCAGGATTCTCAGGATTTTCAGGAGACTCTGGCGCCTCAGGATTTTCAGGTTTATCAGGGACTTCGGGCATATCGGGTTTTAGTGGCATTTCGGGGAAATCAGGCGCTTCAGGGTTTTCAGGAGTATCCGGAGAATCAGGCGGTTCCGGTTTCAGTGGTTTTTCAGGAGAGTCAGGCGCTTCGGGCTTTTCGGGTTTATCCGGCGTTTCTGGGGCCTCTGGTTTTAGCGGTGTTTCGGGAGAGTCAGGAGCCTCAGGATTTTCAGGGGTTTCCGGAGAATCAGGTGCTTCCGGCTTTAGCGGTTTTTCAGGAGAGTCAGGAATTTCTGGATTTTCAGGATTCTCTGGCGAATCCGGCATTTCTGGTTGGTCTGGCGTATCGGGAGAGTCAGGCGCCTCAGGGTTCTCAGGAATGTCCGGTGAATCCGGTGCCTCTGGCTTTAGTGGCTTTTCTGGCGAATCGGGGATTTCTGGCTACTCGGGGGCCTCAGGAATATCCGGAGAATCAGGCTTTAGTGGATTTTCAGGCATTTCAGGAGAATCAGGATTCTCTGGTTATAGCGGAGTCTCTGGCTTATCAGGCTTCAGTGGAGCTTCCGGCATATCGGGCATATCAGGATTTAGCGGATTCTCTGGCATCTCAGGCGAATCAGGATATTCAGGTGCATCGGGCGTTTCTGGCGTGTCAGGGTTCTCAGGCTTTTCTGGCGTTTCAGGCACCTCTGGATTTTCGGGTTACAGCGGGGAATCTGGCGTATCAGGATTTTCTGGCGTGTCAGGCACTTCTGGCGCGTCTGGTTTCAGTGGATTTTCTGGCATCTCTGGGATTAATGGCGTATCAGGGTTTTCTGGTTTTTCTGGCCGTGATGGTCGTGATGGGAAATCAGTTGTGTCTGCGGCCAAATCACTTCCTGCATTTTTACTTGACTCAGAATTGCAAATGCTTAAGTCAAGCGGAGATACATCTATGAAAAATCCACTTGAGGCATTGATTAAAAGGGTGGAAGAAATGAATCAGATTGATCCTTCGTTAGCTGCTGTGATGTCGCAGCGCTTAGGCATCCAACCCCAGCAAGCGCCTACGTTTACATACGGCCAGGAATCATCCATCGACGATATTCTCGGCTTGAGACAGCCTAAGGTTGAAGAACCGTTATATGCTGAAGGTGGTTATGTAGAGCCACTTCGAGCCAAGCCAATGAACTTGCAATTCATGAATGAAGGTGGCGCTCTTGGCCGTGAGAACTTTAAGGACGGCAAGCATGTTGCTGGCGAAGGCGATGGTCAATCGGATGACATCCCAGCCTGGCTTGCTGACGGCGAGTTTGTATTCCCTGCCGATGTGGTTTCTGCACTTGGTAATGGCTCAACCAAGGCAGGAACAGATAAACTCTACGAGATGATGCATCAAATACGAGCACGAGCCAGATCCACGAAAGTTAAAGACTTACCACCGCCAGCGCATAAGTCACCGCTGGACTATCTCAAGAAGGGTAAATAATCATGGCCGGATTATTTGAGGCCTCTGCGCCGCCAGACATTACAACCACGACAACCAAGCAGCAGTCAGCGCCTCAGTATCTTACGGACTACCTGACCAGCCTTGCTCAGGTCGGTCAGAGTCAACTGGGTACACCTGGTGTTGATGCCGCAGGAAAGCCAACTATGACGGCTTTACAGGGCAAGGATCTTATTGCCAGCAGGCCTGAGTATCTGACCAATTTAGTGTCAGGTATTGATCCGGCAACGGGCAAACCTTACGCTGCCAATCAGCTACCAGGGATGGGTGCTTTGACTCGGTATCAAACGCCTCTTGATGAGGCACTTAAAGCCGGTCAGTCTGCCATGGATGTTAGTGCTACTGATATTTCAAAGTTTTACGATCTTAACCAGCAGCAAGTCATTGATGAGATGCAAAAGCAATCTGACATCAATGTCCAGCGAAATGTCTTACCAGCACTTAAAGCATTAGGTGTGATGGGTGGTGCCGGAGGCTTTGGAAGCAGCCGCACTGGCGCCATAGGCGGTCAAGCACTGGCTGATATTGCTTCTAATTTGCAAAGCCAACAGACCTTGGCAAGATCAAAAGGCTTCCAAACTGCGCTTGATGCCGCTCTTAAAGAACAGGGCCAGCAATCTGCCGCTGCTACAGCACTATCCGGTCTTGGCTTGCAAGAACAGCAAGCCGCAAAGAGTGCTTTGGGCACGATGTCAGATCTTGGTACACAACAACTTGAATACGAGCAATCCAAGATTGAGGCTCCATTAACAAGGGCTGCCAATGTTGCTGCATTGATGCGAGGCTACCAGTTCCCGCTGTCATCCACTGATACTTACAAGGGTCCGCTACAAGGTGCTGGTTATGGCCCCAGCACAATCGATAAGATTGGTTCGCTGACATCGTTCTTGTCAGGCATTAAAACAGGGTCTGGAAGTGGCAAATCCGGCACTTTGGGATCTGAGATAGCAAAGTTAATTAAAGGTCTTGGGTCTGGAACAGACAACCTTACGCCAGAGCAAGCAGCATCAATTGATGAGTTTGTTAATAACCTAGAGTTTGACGGTTAGATTATGGCTAAACAATCCCCATTAGCAACGGTCTCGCCAGTAGCAATTCCTGGCGAAGATCCAGAACTTGCAGCATCGCGTCAAAAGTATATTGATGCGCAGCAGGCCATGCTTGATGCCTTGCAAGCAAGAAATGAATTTATTGATCCGCGCAACTTAGCGATGGCTAGAGCATTCCTGCAGCCAACCAAATCAGGGCGCTTCGGTGAAAGCCTTGGCAATGTCATGGAGGCTTATGGCACGGCTGATGAAGCTGAACGCAAGCGCAACATTGATATAGCTCAGATAAAGGCTGAAATGGCCGCAAAAGAAGTTGCTGGACGCCAAGAAGCTCAAAAGCAATCTTTGATGGGCAGTTTATATAAGCAGGCCTCTCCTGATGAAGAGTTTTTACTTGATCCAGTCAAAGCACAAAAACTTGCAGCACTTACTGGCGATCCAAAATATTTTGATGCATTAAATGCGCAACAGAAGCAACTGCGCCAAAGAAAACTTGGCAGAGATATGTTCAAAGAAATTACTGTGCCAGGATCGGAGGACCAGCCAGAACGCACCGAAATTAAATTCAATCCTAACGCCGCTATGGAATTGGTTCGTCAATCCGACAATCCAATGAACGCCCTTAAGGATTATGTTGGCATGATTCCCCAGTTGCGCAAGTCGGGCATGCTGTCAGATCTCAAAGGGGATGAAAGCACACCATTTGACGCCATGATCATGATGGCTGACAGCGTTGGCGATCAAGGCCCTGCAATCAAACAACAAGCTCAAAGACTTGCCAAACAATATAGGTCAGGACTGATTGACGAGGACAAGGCCAATACCTTGTCAAACCAGATGCTGAATATGGCCATAGGCCTCATGGATAAACAGCAGGCTCGTGCATTCCAAGAAACCATGCGTGTGCTTACATATAACTTGGCACAAGGCACGCAGGAAATCGCCCGAGGTAATTTAAGGCTAAGTCAAGAAAGCGCAGCAGATAGGGCAGATGCAAGGCGTAAGGAGCAAGAAGGCAAGCTAACCGATCAGCAAAAAATTGATTACACCAAAAATGTTGTTCCTATCGTGCAAGAAGGCGTTAAAGCTTCCAATGCATTGATGCAAACTGATCAGCTTAAGCGCATCATTGAAAAAGCTCCAAGTGGTGCATTCAGTGGTGGCTTGGCTTCTTCGGTAGGTGCTTTGTTTGGCACTGATGAGAATACGGCACTGCGCAATTTGGCAGCACTGAGTAAGAGTTTGATTACCCAGATACCACGCCTGCCTGGTGCCGCTTCAAACCTTGATGCGCAAAATCTTGAGGCGTCCATCGGTAAGTTGCAAGACATCAAGTTGACCAATAAGCAGCGCAGAGAGTTGGTTGATGAAATCGAAAAGGGTTTCAAGCGTCTTGTTGATCGTGCTGATCGCGTGCAAACTCAGTGGGAATCCACCAAGAAGTTTGATCCGAAAACCCTTGCTGGCGAGCCTAGTGATGGGGGCAAACCAACGCCTTTGCCACAAGCCTTTCCCACACCCAGCGCAAGTGATATTGAGTATGGGAAACAGCCTGCTTATCGTGAAGCATTTAAGCGCAGGTTTGGTAAGTACCCTGAAGCGTTTTAAGGACAGCCATGGAAAAGCCTGATTGGGTTAAAGCCGAGGAAAAGCGCCAAAAAATCCAAGTCGATACGGGTGAAAAGCCTGATTGGATGATTGAAGAGGATAGGCGTCAGTCTGATATTGCAGCTATGCCACGCAGATCTGAGCCAGGCCCTGCACCTAAGTATTTGCCGGTAACGACTGGTGCTAAGGTGGCAGCCACGATTGGCGCTGGTTTGCAGGCACCTGCAAGGCTCGGTGCTGGCTTATTGCAGCTTGCTGGTATCAATGCACCAGCCGAGGCCACAGAGGCCACATCGCAGTATTTGAAGGGTATTGCAGGCTTTCCTGCGTCGGTTACTGAAACTGTTGGCGAAGCATTGCCGCAACTTGCCCTGCCGGTTACAAGACCTTTAATGATGGCAGCGCAAGGCGCTGGTACAGCAATAGGCCAGCCCACCACTGATAAAGCATCACTGGATAGCTACTTTGACATGCTCTTATCGAAGTCTAGAGAGGGCTTACAAGGTGGTGTGCTTGGTGGTGTATTGGGAAAGCTTGCGCAAGCAGGGCTAAAGCCTAATGTCTCGCCTGAGTTAAAAATGCTCCAAGACATGGGCATGACACGCTTTACGCCAGGGCAATTACTAGCCGATGTTCCATTAATTGGACAGGGTTTGCAGCGTGCTGAACAAGCCGCCACAAGCCTGCCATTGACAGGCTCAATGATCCGCAAGGGTTTGCAAACGACCAATGAGGATTTCAATCGTGCCATGGCTCAAAAAGTTTTAGATCCGATCGGTGTGCGCATCGGCAAGGATGTTCCTGCAGGTCGCTCACTCGTTGATTTTCTTGAAGATACGATCGGCACGGGTTATGACACGGTAGCGAGCAAGATTGACTTCAAAAATATTATTGATCCTAAGACCAAAAAGTCAACTTACGATCACATGATGGAGCGATTTACCGATATTGCTCGAGACAAGACCATCGGTCAGCAACGCATCATTTTTGATGAGTTTGATAAAACTTTTCTGCAAGCATTTCAGCGCAAAAAACACCTCAATGGCAATGAGTTCCGTGAGATCGAAAAGAGCTTGGGCAATAAAGCCAAGGCTTATATGCGTGACCCTGTGCTGCAAGATGTTGGCTTTGCATTGCGCGAGATACAAGAGGCCATGCGCAACGAGTTAGCTTATCAAAACCCAGCCGTAGGCAAAGAATTGCGGTCCTTGCATGATGCATTCAAGCGTTATTTGCGCGTTGAGCGTGCAGCATCCTATATCGGTGCTCAGGAAGGCATTTATTCACCAAGCCAGATGCAAAGCGCTGTTAAAGCCGTTGGTGGCCAAAGGCCGTTCGCAACAGGCCGCGCTATGTTCCAGCCTGAGACGCAAGCAGCACTCAAGGTGATGGGTCCAACCATGCCTGATAGTGGCACTGCAGGCCGTCAGCAAGTAGGAGACATTGTCAGGACTGGCCTTGATCTTGGTGCTCAGGTTGCAACTACTGGCGCTCCACTTGTAGCATCAGCAGGCCTGTATAACCCACTTGCACAAAAACTACTCACTAATCTGGCTACCAAGCGGCCTCAGTTTATGGGACCCATGCAACCCTTTGTGTCACGAGGCGCTGCATCCCTTGGTGGCACGACAACCAATACCAATCAAGGAGCACTTCCTTAGCGTTTATACCGAGACTTAAAGCAGACTTTGCACTCTGCAAGCCACCCGCCCCTAGAACGCTCATAAAAGGCCTCTACGGGCTTTGTGTCCTGGCACTTAGAGCAAACCTTCATGCCGTCCTTTACGGCGTTCCTGCGCTCAAATAAACGCTCTGATGGCCATCCCTGATTGACTCGCCACTTCAAGGTGTAATAACTCAGCTTTCCTCGCTTGGCCCACTCTCTGAGCGTGAGGGTGGTGGAACCGATGGTGAGAACTCTCTCGTTAGAAACCGTGTTTGGCATTTTTTGCATTCGCGTCTGCGCTCTAAATAAAATCTAAGCTTGTTGGGTTCCCAGTAAGACCGGGTGTCAAGGACGGTTGTCTTGAAGGACCGTCCTGACTCGTTTCGACAGTATGGGCATTGCATCGTGTAATTTCTTCCTTAGTTCCAACACATTCCAGGCCAGATCGTGCAAATACTGATCGGCCAATGCTGGATCTGTTTTCATTTGGTTTTGCGCCTGGTTGTGCAGTCGCTCGATAATTTTCAATTGCTTCTCGTATAAGCTCATCTAAATCGGCATCCATTTGATCGGGGTAGTCAACCAATTGCCTGAGCATGCGATAGCGCAGGGCGTCATTCATGCTTTTTTTTCAGGTGGTTGTTGGCAATCGTTTTGCCTGCTTTTGATGCTGGCCATGCAAGAACCCGATGGTCAATCGTAAAATCCATACCACCACTGCGCATGGCATGAAGCAGCCTGGGAGTGAGTGCTGTGAATTGTTTTGGTGCCGGCTCATCAGGGCAAATGGTCCAGGTGTAAGGTAACTTAGCCATGATTCTTCTCCCGCAGCTTGGCTTCGATGTATCGGGCAAACCTCACACCGTCCTCATTCAAGAAAAGTGCTTCCATGTCCTCATCCGTCAGTCCAACCCATTCACGCTTTGGTGGTTTGCTTGAAATACAAGTAACCGTATACGGTTTGCCGCATTG